AGCTGCAACTACTACTCCAGTCACAACTCCCCCTCCCGCTGGTGACCCTACACTTACAGCAAGAGGTATTCCTAGTATCCCATCTACTGGTGACGCTAATACTGATAATGCTGCGCAAAATACTTTTAGGAAACAGATTGGTGAGGGCGCTGTACGTACTACGTTGCCTACCGCTCCAGTAGGCGCTCCTCCGTTAGACCCCTATTCAGTAGGCGCTAATTACAACCTTGCACCGCAAGCTGGCGCTCCTGCGACTAACTCCATGGCTGGGGCTAGTGGTACAGGTATTAAAGCCGCCGGTGCGGAAGTGGCGCCGCCTAGTATGTTTGATAAAGCAGCCGCGTTTGCTAAAGAAAGTCCATGGATTGCTGGTGGTCTAGGCTATCTTGGCGCATATAACCTTGGTCTGCTTGACCCCCGTGGTGGTAAGGAAGAAGAGAAGTACAACGGCGTACTTACTAGATATAAGATGTCGCCTAACTTCCAAGCCAGCAATGCGCAACCTAATGTATATAGACCTACCTACGCTGCGGCTGGCGGCATCATGCAGGCTGGCGGTCCGGTAGAGCAGATGTCTATGAACGCTATTGGTGGTAATACGGGTTATCCCCAAGCAGGTTTACCTCACTCAGCAGGATACGCTTCCCCTACGGCAAGTCCCATTCCTCAAAACGTAGTGCAGGGCGATGCAGGAGATACTGGGGTAAACCCTCAGACTGGGCAGGAAAGATTTGCCCAAGGCGGTATTGCTCATTTCCGTAGAGGTGATTTAGCTGACTCATTAGATTTCTATAAAAGCCTGACTGAATCCCGTGGCGGTAGAGGACATAGCGGAAAGTCAGATCCCGGAGCTAGTTATGCATCGGATATCTATTACGACATGGATCCTGATACCCGATACCAAGACGCATTGACTGCGGCACAGATCCGCCAAGCCAAGATTAACAAGCGTTCAAATGTGGAGCCGCCTGTGGCTAAGCGTCCTACACCTATGGGTCAATTAAATCTTAGACCGCCCGGAGTCCAAGCAGCTGCAGCTAGTGGTTCTTCACTAGATCCAGAAAATGCAGCGCAGGGTGGCATCATGCATTCTTCGCTAGGTGGCTACGCTGCTGGTGGAAACCCTAGGTTACTTAAAGGGCCGGGGGATGGCATGTCTGACAACATTCCAGCAACGATTGCTAACAAGCAACCTGCCCGACTAGCCGATGGTGAGTTTGTGATCCCTGCCGATGTGGTATCGCATCTAGGTAATGGTTCTACCGAGGCTGGCGCTAAGCGTTTGCATGAGATGATGAACAAAGTACGCAAGGCGCGTACTGGCAATCCAAAGCAAGGTAAGCAGATCAACCCTAACAAGTTCATGCCTGCATGATCGAAGTCTCTATGGTCCCGACTCAGTACGTGGATACGTGCTGGGCAAAGATCGCTCCTTTTCTGGAGAAGGCGGCAGACTATACTTATGGACGTTATACAGTCGATGATATCTATGACTCGATCACAGACTACGACTATCAGCTTTGGGTCGCATATGAAGGCGGAGAATTCAAAGGCGCAGTGGTAACAAACTTTGTTATCTACCCTAAACGCAAAGTGCTATGCATGTCGTTTTGCGGTGGTGTTGAATTAAGACTATGGAAAGCCCCGATGCTAGAACTTCTTCAGAGGTTTGCACGGGACACAAACTGTGATGGGATTGAGGCAACTGCTCGCCGTGGGTGGGCTAAAGTATTTCAATCCGATGGTTATAAAAGTAATTGGGTAACGTTCGAGTTGCCCCTTGAAGGAGCTCATTATGGGTAAAGGCGGCGGTAATCAAACAAGTACCGGAACAACGTACACCTCAAACATCCCCGAGTATGCAAAGCCATACGTCGAGACGATGCTGGGCGCGACCCAGAAGCAATTGTTTACGGGGAACGATACTGAGGACGGCGGCTATAACATAACTGGTTTCAAACCATATCAGCCGTACAGTACAAACGCATCTGACTATATTGCGGGTTTTAGCCCTCTTCAACAACAAGCACAAAAGACTGTCGGCGGTATGCAAACCCCCGGATCATTTGGGCAAGCTATGGATGTCACGGGCCGAGGCATTATGGGCGCGGCGCAAGTTGGACAGCAAGCTGGTAGTCTGTATGGCATGGGTAACGCAGCGGCTAATGCTGGTAATCAGTATGCGCAGCAAGCAACTGACCCTAACGCTATATCGGCGTATATGTCCCCATACATGCAAAACGTACTGCAGGGGCAACAAAACGAAGCTATTCGCCAGTCTGAAATGCAGAAACAAGGTAACAATGCGCAAGCGGTACAAGCAGGCGCATTTGGTGGTAGCCGTCAAGCATTGGTAGAAGCAGAGCGTCAACGCAACCTAGGTACTCAGCTTGGTGGTATCCAAGCCCAAGGTTTGCAAAATGCTTTCCAAAATGCACAACAAGCTCAGCAGTATGGTGCGGGATTAAACCTGCAAGGTTTGCAAGCTGGCGCTGGTATGTACGGGCAAGGTATTGGTGCGCAACAAGCCGCTATCAATCAAACTATGCAAGGCGCTGGGCAGTACGCAGGACTTGGCGCACAACAACTCCAAACGGAGCAAGGTATTGCTAATCTGCAAAACACGGTTGGCGCACAACAGCAGTCAATGGAGCAGCAGAAGATCAACCAGTCTATCCAAGACTATGCCAATGCGCAGCAGTACCCGCTCATGCAGTTGGGTGTCATGTCCAACATGTTACGTGGTCTGCCAATGCAAGCCACTACAACTAACCAGTACGTTGCGGCTCCTAACGCTATCACTCAAGGTATTGGTACTGCAGGCGCGGCTGCTTCTATCTATAACGCTACTAAGGCTGAAGGTGGCGTGATCAAGTCTATGGCTCAAGGCGGTATTACGTCTGTGCCTAGCTACGACGTTGGTGGCGAAATCAAAGGCCAACTTGCAAGTATGGAAGTAGAAGACTTAGAGAGACAAGCTAACGAGTCTTCTAGCAAAACTGTGCGTGAGATGGCAAAACAACTCTTACGCGAAAAGAAAATGGCGCAGGGCGCTGGTCCTACTGGGCCAATGGGTGTTGACTATCAAGCACCACAGTTGGCGGGTGGTGGCATCATTGCGTTTGCTAAGCCCGATAAAAGAAATAACTACAGCCTTGTAGATACCGCAACTCTTGCTCCTACGGACGAAAGTTATGAAATAGCGCCAAATAGGGGTGCAAAAGTAGCTCCTAGCTTTGATGAAAACCCTGCGGGCGGCATACTTGGTAACGCCTCTACTTCACTTACCAAAGCAGCGCCGATGACTGCTGAAAGAGCAATTCCAGTAGAAGATTTTTCTGGAGAGAATGATCAATATCTAGCTCAGCTTAAGAGGGAGCATTCCAAACTAAAGCAGCAAGATGCGCGTACGGTGGAAGAGATAGCGGCTGCAAAAGAAGCGGCTATGGGTCCTAACGTAGCAGCTCAAGAGATGCGCGCTAAGGTTATGGACGAACGCGCTAATGCAGATGACGAGGCTAAACGCCAACGTTGGATGCGCGCTGCTCAATTCTTTGCTAAGTGGGGTTCAACTCCCGGCCCAGTGCTTGTTGCTGGTATGAACGCATTGAATGAAAAATTGCCTGACATCATTACTGATGAACAGTCTTATAAGAAAATCAAACGTGATCTTGACAAAGGTATATACGATCTGGATCAAGCTACTCGTCTTGAGAAGATGGGCTATATGAAAGAGGCTTCTGCAGAGAAGAAAGATATTGCTGAAAGAATGTCTAAGTCATGGTCAGATATCACTAACTTTATGTCGCGTGCTAGATCCGATGAGACAACAGGTAGAAATGCTCTTGAGCGCACTAAGATGGAAGTAGACTCTAGAGATAGAGCTACCGCTGCGCAAATTGCAAACACAAACGTGTTTAGAGATCAAGGTAATGTGACCAAAGCTTTCCAGCAAGCAAGAGAAGCAGAAGCAAAGGCGGCTGATATTAAAGGCGCTATTGCACGAGAGAAAGGTCTAAAAGATGGCGAGTATGCAAAGAATGCTGCTGTAGTCGAAAGATACGAAAGAGCCGACGAGGAAAAACTAACTCCAGAAATGAAAACACAGCTAGCAAAAGCAAAAGCCGCCATAATAAAACTGGATAGAGAATACAACGATAGGATTGTTGTTGCAGAAACAGTGGTGCAAGATTACCGAGATCGAGCAATGGAGCTTAAAGATAAAAAGAACCCAGACGCTTTCAACCCTAAAACATTGACTGGCGATGACAAAGCCGCATGGGATTGGGCAAATAACCCGACATCTACAGGATGGTCTAGAGTAAAGGCGGAAGAAATAAAACGCGATTTGAGAGGTCGTTAATATGGGAGCTTTTGATCCTGATGCATGGCTTGCTGAAAGAAGAGCTGCCAAAGAAAAACCGATTGATCTTGAAAAAGCAACTACTGAAAAAGCAACTACTGAAAAACCAGCTGAGCCAACTGCTTCTACCGGATTTGATCCGGATGCTTGGCTTGCTAGTAGAAAAACTGCAAGAGGAGAGGCTGCGCCTGCGCCTACTACGGCTACTGAAAAGCCTGTTGAGCCACCACCGGCTAAAAAAGAAGCGCGTCCAGAAGACCAAAACTTTCTCCGTCAAGTTGCTGACGTTCCATTAAAAGTTGGTAGCGGTGTTGTAAGTGGTGTCCGTATGGTGGCAGATGCCATGGGCGCTGACTCGGCTGTATCTAAAAACTTACGTGGTGCAGAAGACTGGATTGCTGAGTTATATAGCGCGCAGTCCAAAAAAGACAGTAAGCGCATGGCTGAGATTATGAAAGCCGCTGAAGATCAAGGCGTGGTTGCAAACATCGTTGCTGCGCTTAACGCTTTTAAAGAAGCTCCGGTCGATCTAATTGCTCAAGGGCTTGGTACTGCTGCTCCGGGAATTTTGACTGGTATTGCCACATTTGTAGCAGGCGCTCCTGTTGCTTTAGCTACCGCTGCCTCCCTAGGTGTTGGTACTGTGATGGGTGCTGGTACTGTTAAGAGTTCTATTTATGACGCTACCAAACAAACTCTAGCAGAACAAAAAGATTTAAAACTTTCTCCAAAACAGATTGAAGAGATTGCGGTAAAAGCACAAGAGTATGGTGGCAAGAACACCGACATGATTCTGGGGGGCATGATACTTGGAGCTCTCGGTTCTTACTCTGGTGCTGAGCCAATTATTGCCCGTGAGTTGGGTAAAAAAATCATAGGTAAAGCAGTTGCAGAAGAATCTAAAGCTGTGGCTGGCGCTGCAGCAAAACAAACTGCTACTGATGCCGCTATTAAAGCCTCGCAACGGGAAGCAACTGAACTAGCTGCTAAACGCGGTATGTTGAAGAACGCTTCGGTTGCTGGTGGTAAAGAATTCTTAACTGAGTTTGGTCAAGGCGGTCAAGAACAGTTAGCACAGAACATTGCATTGCAACGTGAGGGCTTTGATGTCCCCACTATGCGCGGTGTAGTGGGTCAAGGTACGTTGGAAGGTCTTGCTGGTTTAGGCATGGGTGCGCCAGCGGGCGCTATTGAAGCAGCTAGAGCTAAGCGTGAACTAGCTGAAGAAAAAGTTAAGACAGAAGGCGAAGATCCTTCTCTTAAGAATGTATTAACTACCGGCAACCTAAACAGAACTAAAGCCGCAATCAGCGCTACGGCTGACGACATAAACACTTTGGTGCCTGCTACAGATAAAGCAGGTAAAGCGCTAACGGATATTGATCCTGATACGCAGACGGCAAAAACAAAGGCCGATACAGAAGCTGCTGCTGTTGCAGCGCAGACCAAAATATCTCTTGATGAAGCAACTGTAAAAGCAAATGAGATCATTGCTAAAGCTGACGCTGGAGAGAAATTAAATTTAAAGAACGATATTCGCCCAGTTGCTAAAGCGCTAGGTGTAAAACTACCGTTTGCAATTTCTAGTGTTGGTGCGATCAAACTTATCAGAGACCAGCTTGGAGAACAAGGAACACCAGATGCGACAGCTACAACAGTTAAACCTGCAGAACCTATCAAACCAGCAGATCGAAGTGGTGCTGAGTTGGCTGTTCCATCAAAAGACGTCACCCAGACTGGAGACGGAGGAGCTGCCGGACCTATCGCCGGTGGAGTGGTATCTGATGGAACAACTACTGGACCAACTACTGTTGGAAAAGCTGCACAGTCCACTGCACTAGATGATTTAAAAGCTAAGAAGGCACAGTTAACAGAACAACGTCTCAAACTGTTTGGTGGCAGTGATAGAAAGCCTAGCCCTAAGTCTAAAAAAGGCGTGGCGCTTGCCGCACTCAACGCGCAGACTCTTGAGATAGATAACCAAATACAGAAGCTAGAAGCTGAGACTGGTACTACAGAAGTTGCGCAACCTAAAAATGCTGCGCAACAGGATATGGATTACCTAAACGATTTGTTAGGTAATGATGGTTTACCCGCCCGTATACGCCGCAGTGACGCACAAATTGAAGTAGACCAAAAACTTGATGCGCTTGCTAAGCGGTATGGTTTGAGCCGCAGTCTTGATGAGACTGCTAAAGAGTTTGGTGCACGCATTAAAGACGCGATTGAGTTTGAAAACATGCGTACAGACAAGCCTTTGTCTGCCGTGTCAGATCAAGACATTGCCAAGCAGACTTTGCGCGAAGACACCTCATACATCCCGCCTGATCTTCAGATTGAAGAATATGAGAGACAACGCCAAAAGTTCAACGAGTCTATTGAAAGAGACCCAGAGACAGGTGAACTACAGTCAGATGAACTTCCTGCATATAAGGAACTCTCTGCCGATGACCGCCGTGTGTACTTCCAAGAAGGTATTTCACGCCCCGGCGCTGGCTCGAATACAGAACATGCGCAAGCAGCACAAAGACTCTCCGACTACCGCAGCGGTGTAAAAGAAGAAGCCGAGCCTTATCAAATAAAAGATAAGAAGACTGGTGAACTTCTATTCAATCCAGATGGTACTCCAATGATGGCGAAGACTACTTTGCCCGGAGAAACCCGCGCAAGAGAGTCATACAACCGTGAACGCGATTCATTTGGGCGTAAGACAGGTCTATCTTATTCTTTCCCTGCTTGGAATATTCTGTCAGACGAAAGCAAAAAACTTTTTACGTCGATTTATAAGGCTGATAGTGTTCTTTCACAAGACATGGCGTTTCGTCTAGTAAAGAAACAAATACAAAAAGAACTGTCAGAGGAAGCTAGCGGTAATCGTACTCGAAATGAGCAGTCTTGGGTATCGTCTCAAGTTCAACAGGCTATGGAGACGAGTAAGACTAAGGGACAAACTACTGAGGCGCTCCCAGCAAATGTAGTTGAAATGCTTTTTAAGGGCGATATCAAAGGTGTATTGGACTACATCTATGAGAATGGTAATGGTCGCAAACTAAAGACTGTCAAACAGTCGGTTATGACCGACATCTTTATAAATAAACTAGGTCGTAAACAAGCTGGATATAGAAGGCAAAGAGTCAATATCCGTGACTCCATTGCTATGGGTGTGTTCCGTCTGGTAGCTGGGCGTCTTGGCGCTATTGAAAACCTACAAGTAAACGTGGTGTATGACCCCGGCATGGTCTATGGTGATCTTGCGCGATACAACGCCAACACAAATACTGTTTACGTTGGTCCTAACGGTTTGACCGAAGGCACTATTTTGCATGAATTAGTGCATGCTGCTACTGTCAAGATCATCCATCAATTCTTCACTGATCCTTCTAAACTGCCAGCGCACATGCGCAAAGCTGTTGAGCAATTAATTCGCGTCGCAGCTGCTGCACAAAAACGTCTTGGCGGTATTGAAAAATACAAAGAAGCGTTTGACAATATTTATGAGTTTATTGCTTATGCAATGACCGACCCTGATTTTCAAGCTGATCTGGCTAACCAGCAGGTTGAGAGCCTTGCTACTGTCACCTCTAGGGATGAAGAACAATCTGAAGCACTCCGTTTAGAGCGTGAGAGGGCTGGCGGAGAAAAGCAGTACGACTCATTTATGGACAACTTGTTCAACTCGTTTACTGGCGCGTTGGCATACATGTACAAGTTGTTTACGCCAAAGTCTAAGTCTGAAAAGGTTTATCTCTATACAGAGCAAACAGGCTTTCCAAAAGTACGCACAGAAAAAGAAATTAAAGAAGGTGAAGAGTTAGAAAAGGCAGCAAAGGGGCCCGGAAAAGAGATGACTGCCTCGGAGATGGAAGCGTTGTCTCCCGGTAAGTTGTTTGACAGAATCAATGAAAAGCCAGAGGGCGAACCCAAGTTCAAGTCAACGATTCAATACTCGCATGTCAACGGCATTACCAATTTGAAGAAAGCTTTTTTGCGTGAGCCCGGCTTCAAGGGTAATCTTCTTTTAGAAGCTGCCGAGATGTTCCAGTTAATCCTTGCTGCACCAGAAGGTGGCATAGCGCAGTTGGCAGGTAAGGGGAGCATCGGTTCAGAACTTGCCGCTAAAGATCAAAATAAACCACCAGCAGCGCCGCGTGAAGGTGGCGGCATCTATAAGAAAGAGATACGTGATAGTTACGCGTTATCTGTACTTGAAAAGTCAGCCTCTAGAACTAAAGCGTTTTTAAACCGAGTCTTCACTAACAAAGGCTGGAGAAAAACATTTACAGAAAACATTGACCGTACGTTACCTTTGCGGTTACGTGAGCAACAATTCAGTAGGGCTAAAAAGCTAGAGCGTGATCCGACTAAATATTTTAACAATATTGTTGAGCACATGGATAACGCGTCTGGTAAGGCGCGTCAGTATTTAGTTCAATACATATACGAACCGATGAAGGAACTGCAAGATAGCATCGCAGAGCTAGCTAAGATAACTAAGCAGGACATAGAGAAAGATATTCTGCCTACACTGCATATGCTGGCTGAAGCATTTGGTGAGCCTGAGAAGCGCCACATGAAATGGTTACTTAGCGTACCACTTAGCCTAACTAAAAATCTAATGCACAACGGCAAGATGATAAGCGCTGCTCAGCGTCGTATTGACTTGATGGGTGATCCACGCACTGGTAAACCCGGTATTGTTCATAAGATTGAATTGACTGAAGCTCAACAGAAACAAGTACGCGCTGAGTTAGAAGCGTTGGCAAAAGGGCATGTTGACCCATTAGGTGATAGCCCACGTATTAAAAACGAAAAGATCCGTGAACGTGCGCTGACTAAGCGTCAGAAGAAGAATCAACTTGGTGTGATGGACATCAACGAAGATAGCTCTACCTATAACGTATTGGGTATTAACAAAGAAGAAGTTGAACTGCGTTTACAGCAGTTTAAGGATATGGATCCGGCTGAAAAAGAAGCTATCAATAAAGTAATGGCTTCTATCCGTAAGCTTACAAAGAGTACTTCTGATCTTAATAAGATTGGTAACTACTGGTCGTACCCTGTGACTAACATTGTGGGTATCTACGACTACCAGAACTACATGCCGTTCAAAGGTTTGGCAAAGCACTCCATCGTGGATGAGATGATTGAGCCAGATGGTGGACGCACTAAGACAAGTCGTATCCTTATAGATGAAGAGAAGGCAGCGCATGGTCGTTTCACCGTGTCTGATAACCCAATCCTACAGACAATGAGTGATGCTGCCCGTGCCGCTGGTCGTGCGGGCCGTGCTGAGTTTATGCAGGCTGTACTGAATGCATCTAACCCAGACAAGAAAAAGAATCCAAACGGTACAGGCATTATTGATGCCGATGTAGTTGAGCGCGTAGAGTTTGCAGACAAAGAAACAACCGACCTATCAAAATACAAAGGCAAGTCACACATATTTGTGCATAGCCCTGACGGTAGTCTTAGCATCATCAAGGTTAATGAGCCTGACATCCTCAAAGCGTTACGCTACCAGTACAAAGACAACGGGTTCTTGATGGACTTAGCTGCTCAACTTACTAGCAAAGTTGGGTCTATGCACACTAGATGGAACATGAACTTTGCAGCTAAGAACTTTGTTAGCGATACGTTGCAGAACGCTTGGAACATAGGCGCTGGAACAGTTGGTCCATTGAGCTCGCTCAAGTATTTAATAGATACCGTAAGTACCACTGTTACTAAGAACGGTCTTGGTAAGTCCATGGAAGTCGCTATGCTCTATGAGAATGGCGATGATGCGAGCAACCTCAGACTACGTGAAATGGCAGAAAAAGATGAGTTTGTTGCCGCCCTACTCAAGATGCTGAAGTTTGGTGGTAAGACAGCCTATATCCAGAGCATGTCTCTTAAATCCAGCTTAAATGAGTTGGAAAAAGGAGTGACTAAAAATGGTGTGACTAAGAGCCTTGAGGCAGTAGGTAAAGTCGCTGACGTCTGGGGTAGTATGTTTGAATTTACAAGCCGCGCTGCTGCTTTCCAACTATTCGAGCGTGAGTACCTTAAGCGAGAGATAGAAGCCGGGACATCTAATAAAAGAGAACCCGGGGAAGAAATGTCTCCAGCGGAATATGCTGCCGCTGTACGTGCCGCTGCTGATACAAAGAACTTAACTAATTTTGAGTTAGTGGGCTCGGCTGATTCAGCAACATGGATGTCTACATTTTTCATGTTCTTTAAAGCGTCAGCAGTTAGTTCATTACGTACTATGGAATCACTCTCCCCAATGTTCCGTAGGATGGAGTGGGAAGAGAAACTACTGCCCCCAGCTATCCGCGATGACCAGACAGCTCTAAATAACTGGAGAAAAGAATACAAGAATCTGCAAACTAATGCACAAATTATGTTTGGTTCGTTGGCTGCTTTTGGTTACGCTATGTACATCATGTCAATGATGATGGCTCCCGAAGATGAGTGGAGGCGTAACGCTACTAAGACTGACAACATGGATCAATGGATTCGTTATGCGCGTTTCCATCTACCTCCTAGCATCCTTAAATACATGGGTCTACGTGAAGATACTGTGTTGCAGTCGCCTTGGGGCTTTGGTCTAGGCGCTATCGCATCTATGGGCGCGCAGATAGCTGGCATGGTTCATGGTGAGACTTCGTTGAAGAAGGGCTTAGCAAATATTGCTGCTGGGTCGTTGGCTGATGCGTTCTTCCCATTGCCTGTCTCTAAGATGCCTTGGTCAGAAATGCCGGGTTATGCTATTGCAGACACTATGACACCTTCGCTTGTACGTCCTTACTTCGAGTACTTATTCAACATTGACGGTGTGGGTCGCGCTATTAACAGCACTTCAAACAGACGTCTAGGTGATGCTTATACAGGAAGTGATCGCGTGCCGCAGGTTTATAAAGACATATCTGACAAAATGTTCCGTGTCTCTAATGGTGATTTTAGTTGGCCTCCTAACACAATACATTTCTTTGCTAATAGCTATATTGACGGTATTGCGCGTTTGGGTGAAGTTGCTTACTCATTAGTAGGCGTTAGTAAAGAAGAGAAGACATTCAACCCTAAGACTGACTTACCTTTGTTTGGCTCGTTCTTTGGCGCTAAATCTAACGTTGATGCAAGAGAGTACAGCGCGATGGAGTCACAGATCAAGAAGATGGATAAGACTATCTATACTCTTGAACAACAAGATCCTGCTGGCGCGCTTCAGTACGAAGCAAAAAATCCGTTCAATGTTACGCTTGTGGAAATGTACAAGGCTCGCCAAGGTGAACTTAATAAACTACGACAGAAGGCTACTGAGATCCGTACAGATAGAACGCTTCAACCTAGCTCTAAAGAGGCGATGCTAAAGATTATTACCTTTGAGCAAAACATCATCAAGCATGAGATGGTGGAAGACTTCAAAGCATACGGATTGAAACCCTAACCAACGCGCCATACCCGTACGCCTATGTGTGAGTCTTTGACTGTAACGTAGGACTTAACACGGAGTTTGGCGCGCTTGCTTCCGCTATCAACTGCATAGATCATCTCTGCGAAGCGCAAGGTAGGGATGAAGAAACTATCGCCTATCTCCATCCCTTGAAACGGAAAGATCCATTCAGGTTCTTTTAGTTCACTCGGTATCATTGAAGAAACCATCTGGCAACTGGGTCTTGAACCAATACAGATTAGTTGGGTCTATGTGTATAGCGCTCTTCCAACCTGTAGTGAGTCGTCCCTTCTTGTCCTCAATCAGCGCACCGTTCTGCCGCATCTCAAACTCAAACTCACGGCTACTGATCTGACACTCTGCCAAATACTTCTTGAGTGCGGTCTTAGACACTTGCAGAAGATTCTCATCGCTGACCATACGTGCAACGATCTGGTTAGTAGGTTCTTTGGTGACCTTGCCGTCCTTGATAACCAGCAGACTGTTGGTGTTCTTGTGCAGGAAGTCAGACAGTACAGATGGATAGTCAGTGCGGTTGACCTTGACTACCTTGTCACGGATGGTGATCATCTCACGCACAGTCTCGTGATAGACGCGGGATATATCTAGTTTGATGATGTTGGCTTCGTGCGCCATCGTGCCAGACATGCAAGCGGTAGACACAAGGTTCTGATAGAAACGATACGTGCCATCATCTCCAAAGTCTTTAGTGAATCTCTCATCCCATAATCCAAGGTTGTCTTCTATATAACTGTCGCCTAAACGCAAACCTTCTTGGATGACCATCGGCCCAGTGTGCCCGTAGTTAACGCGGAACGCATCGAAGATGTGCTTACCTAATGCCGCGCCACCTTCTGCCTTGAGCAGTTCTGGCTTCTGGATTAAGAACTCAATCAGACGTGCGGCTTCACCATCAGGGCTAGACTTGATCAACTCAAACTTGTTATACGCTGACTGGTTAGTAGTCATGATGCAGGTCATAGAGGCAGACATCTCATGCTCACGTTCTGCATTGACTGAACCTTGCATCCTGATTTTGGCTTTACCGTGAGAGATCTTATGCACTAGCTGAGACAGTATCTTTGCATCCTTGTTAGAGATCTCGTCAATGCCTAGCGGTATGTTGTGCAGTCCTAGGAAGCGACCCACCATGCCGTTGTCTGTTGCTTCAAACACGCTGAGATCTTTTGGGTTGCCCCACATGCTTAGTCCTGCGTACATTGCACCTGTCTTGGCACTACCCGACTGCCCTAAAAGGCACACAGTCACTCCGGCAGTTGACGTATAGGTCATATATGGAGACGCCATACCACATAGCATCGTGAATGCATGCATCTCAAAGCCGGGTTTGTCTAGATAGTCTGCTGACTCACGCCACCTCTCGTACGTTCCACGTGGAACAAGATGCTTAGCGATGCCACGCACAAAGGGTGAGGATGGTGCATCAATGATCTCGCCATTCGTTAATATCTCGCGCTTACCAATTACAAAGCTTCGAGTAGCCCAAGCGATCTCGTCTGCTGGTTCTTCAGTCCAGCCCATCTGCATGCGCATCATCTCTGCCTTGTCGGTCAGTTGCATGTACTGACCCCATTTAATTATGTAGTTCATAAGGTGCGGTAATTTCTCTGCTGAAGCAAACACGCCATTGGATGACATGAGTGATTTAAAGTTTTCTAGGGCATACACATGTTTCATGGGCACGAGGATCTCACGCACAGGGTCACGGGGCAACTCCAAGCGCATGAGTAAGCACTCACCATCATGTTTGCTGAACATCCTACGGACAGGAAAGAATTCATGAGGCAGGATCAGGATAGGGTCTTGCGGTACAGCTTCGCCCTTCTTGTTGTATTTGTTTGGTGGCTGGTAGTAGATGCCCCCGTTCTCGCCCTTCAAGAAAGGGAATAGGAAGTCTGGGAAAGCAGAAACTGCTTTGGTATCCGACTCTTGCCGAACTGATTCCGCTTTATCTGGCGCGGGTGCGGCTTTGAAGGTTTTTCCCAAGACGATTGGGGTTGTAATCTTTCCTCGGTGCTGACATCCTTGGCAACGGGAGGGGTAGTTACTAATGAACCAATCACAGGTTCTCGGAGCAGGTATGGCGTCTGCCTTTTCTTGTGTTTTTGCATAGTCATATCTTGGGTCAGGGTTAGATAGTTCATGGATAGCGGTGGCTCCATCATCACAAAACTTAGCGATTGATAGGCCAGCACGCCATAGCGGTTCTTCAAGTGCCTCGGCATTCATGAGGATGTATTTGATCTGCTCACATCCACCTTCGTCGTCTATGCTTTTCTGCGCTAATACCTCAAATGTTTTAGCGAAGTTGTCCAACTTGAGCATCGCTTTAGTGTCATCGTCCAGACCCTTGGGTACTTGTGCAAGAACATCTCGTGGCTCATAGGCATGCTCTACTGCTTCTCCCCCGAGGAATGCTTTGAACTCTTTCCAGCTATAGACAAAGATCTCTTCATTGATAACAAACGTAGGAGCAGGCGGATCAAACTTATGGTTGAACGTCTCAGGTGCGCGCATGATACGTGCGGCGTCTGCGGTAACCACTGGATCAATAGAGATATGTTCTAGGCATAGTCCTTTGAATATCTCAGCGTACACTTTCCATTCGTCTTTGGGGATGTCTTCATCCATGATCCAGTAGGCGTGTACCCCACCACCAGAATCAATTAGCACAGGCTCTGGTAATCCAGCCTTCGCAACTAGTTTGTAGACCGCAATGTGCGCGTCTTCTTTGCCAGCGTAGTCTTTGTGTTCACCAACATCTAGGTCAATGAAGAATGATCGCATGAAGAGGCAATCATCTGCTTTTCTGCTGAACCCGTCGAATGTGCCAAGGGCAACAAAAGTGTTTAGGTTCTTAGCCTTGAGTCTTTCGACCTGTTCAATTACTTCGTCAAGTGTCTCTGCAAACTTGTTCGTGACTTTCTTATCAGTCCCGATGCTCGTGATGCAATAGACACCCTGACTTGGTAATGCTTTCTCGTAGAATTGTTTTAACATGTCTCGTCAGAGTTGAAAAGAGCGGGACGATGCCCGCTCGGTGAAAGAAATGTGAGGGGTGTTCAGCCCCTCTTTTTTGGTTAGTCGAATTTCCTCCCAACCATATCTTCGAGATACGCTTTAGCCCCTTTAACAGTCTTGGCTGGCAAGGTGCCTTTGGCTGTATCGCTCTCGATCAAGTCAGTTAGTGTTTCGACTTTTAGAAGGTTCTTATGGCGAATTGGATTGCCACGGAACCAACTAAAGACAGTCATGCGAGATACTTCAAGGGTCTCCGCAATAAACTTAGCAGGTAAGTTTGCCTTAACGCATGCTAGTGCTAGGGCAGTACCTGCCCTATTAGGGTTTGCCTTGTGTAACTCGATTAAAAAAGCTTCGCTGTACGTCCGTGACATGCCTATCCTTATTTCTTAGACCACTTCTTCACTACGTCAGATATTTGTTTCTCATCTGATGGCGAAGCCTTAGTTGTTTCACGCTTGACTGGCTCGGGAGTCTCCGCCACTTCTTCACGTACACGGGCAGGTGCGGCAACCTCTGCATCACCTGTGCTATCGCTTTGGAAGACATTCATCTTCACTGCGGCTTCTGCGGCTGGGCTCTTAGCCTGACGCGCAATGATCTCCAAGACGTTGTCTTCCACCTTACCAGCGGGGCTAAACAATACCTTGGGCGTAGGAGCCTTGGTATCAAATGCCATCTTAGTAATAACCCTACCTGCCGACACATTGTGCGAAGCCAAGTGTTGGATGTAAGGACGGAAAGGCCAACGCCCAGTATCTTCTTTACCGAAGGCAGAGGTTGCTGGGAGCACCAACTGCATCACGTCCCCTGCTGGGTCGTTAGGAAGAACCACGGCAGTGCGCCAAGACAAGCGACATGCTGAGCCTGTACCACCCTGACCAGAGCCTCTGACTGACTTATCGCAGTCATTGCATGTGGATGCGCAAGGGGTTTTAACATCCGCATCTGGGGTCTCAGAGTCGGTTGACCAGCAGGTTGGGCTGATCTTCTGACCTTCTTGGTATGCACCCTCGTAGTACATACGTGAGGCTTTGTGCGCCATCTTGACGAAGATCACGTTCATGTGGCGATCTTCGATAGCACCGATTTCTTTACCGCCCGCATACTTGCGGAATACGCCACCCTTGATAGAGATGCGTTTGTTGCCTTGACGGGCACCACCTGCTACGGCAAGCGTGTCGTCATCTAAGCCTTCAACGGGCACCATTGCACCGCTGAACATTGTTGCGAGATCATTACTCATTTGAGTTTCCTTTGTTACTAAATTTACTAATTAAGAGGGTTTACGCACGACTATCGTGAATTCCCTCATCACATTCACACCGGGGGGCAAGCCATCAGCTTTGCGATCGGCAATGAATTCTTTGAAGTTGGCTTGAGCAATTCTTGCTTCCAACAACTCTGGCATTTCGTTATCCATAACAAACTTTCTGAACGCTGTGCCGTCGCTGACGGTGTAACGCTCACTCAGTTTACGCATAACGGTGCCGTAATCTGTCCTAATGCTTTTGGCATTCGACTCGTTGCAATGCGTCATGAACGTCTGTGCTAGAACATCTAACTCGGCTTTGAGTTCTTTGTCTTTCACTGCCCACTCCGCTTCGATTCTTTCACGTTCATTTCTAATTGTCAAGTATACCTTGACTAATTCATCCAATTTTGTATCGACTACTTCTTCTATTTCGGTCATATTCCTAACTCCTGTTTGTACAACTCAACCAAGCTTTCATGCATGTTGACCTTGCCTCGTAGCATTTGATAGATCTTTCTTTCAGCCTCTGACCCTTGCAGGTGTACGACTGTCATACTGTTCTTCTGCCCGACACGATCAATACGCGCTATGCATTGCAGATAGGTCTCCACAGACATGACAGGCGACCAAAACACTACTGTGTCAGCGGCTGTCAACGTCACCCCGTGCGATGCGGCTTGCGGTTGAATAATTAAGACTCGTGGATTTGTTTGCGTCTGAAACCGATTGATGATCTCAGAGCGTTCCCTTGCTGGGACAGCGCCATTTATTATTTCATTGACTACTCCTTGTTGATTTAAAAACTTACTCACTAACAAAATGGTGTGCGTGTAAGGCACGAAAATTATGACCTTGTGCTCTGTCTCGTCTAGCACTTCCATAAGTGTGTTGAGACGCGGGGACACATCAAACTCGACAACCTCTTTTGTGTCGGTATACATAGCACCGCCAGAGATCTGCAACAACTTGCTCAACATCGCAGCCGCGTTTACAGCGCTGATCTGCTCACCAGCCGCAGTGATTAGCATCTCCCTCTTGAGCGCCTTGTAGTATTTCTCTACCTGAGAGGTAAGGGGGACTTCACGGGTCTGATACACCAAGTCTGGTAGGTCTAGACAGTCAGCCTTCTCAAAGCGAATAGCGGGTTGCAGGGCGTTATAAACATCTGTCTTGCTAGTGGTCTTCGGAACCCACTTGAAGCGGGTCGCTTGGTGCATGACCTTATCGCGCCACGCCCCGAAGAATCTAGGCACGCCAGCGGGGTTAACCAACTTGGCGAGACCAAAGGCATCGAGCGGGGATTGAGATGCAGGTGTGCCCGTCATCATCCATAGACGGGTTTCGGGGGTAATCAATTTAGCCAATGTTTTCCAGCGTTTCGTAGATACTGTTTTATATGCATTCGCCTCATCAATAACAATTAGGTCAAACCCTGCTTTACTTATTTCATCTTCAACTGTGGCTACACCATCAAAATTAATGATGACGAACTCGTACTGTCCGCTAATAACCTTCTTACGCTTGTTGCTGTCTCCATGAGCTACTGCCACGGTTCGATGCATAGCGGTCTTGAAGATGTCGGCCTGCCACGCTGAATACATGATCGAGAGAGGACAGATGACTAACACCCGTTTGATGAGCCCCTTGTTCATCATGTAATCAGCCGCCCAAATTGCGGAGGAGGTCTTGCCTGTGCCCGCTTCATTGAAGCAAAAGCACCGGTCGCGTAGAACTAGGTATGAGGCAGTAACTCTCTGGTGGACGAAAGGCGTATAGAGTCCGGGCCAGTCGTACTCTTTGTCCATTGGGCTAGGAGCATCACCATACATACGAACAAGTCGTTGCATCTCGGGTAAACCCCAATAGACTAGTACACTTGCAAAAATGCCGTCATCTTTGAGGACTTCGACTCTGTCCATGTATCCAAGGATCAACTGCAAATCCTTAGACGGAATAACCATGTGGACTGCTGTGTCCTGTACAACTTTCATTACTATCCTTTACTGAATTAAACGTAGCCCCTTACGGGGGCTAGTCGGTCAAGCCTGTCACGCTCAGGGAGATTGAACAATCTAAAAGCGCCTCTCGACTGACTACGGTTAAAAGGGGTAAAAATCATAAACCCCGCCACTGCCCACTCATAGCCTTACGGCAGTGACTATTACTTCTTGCGTTCTTTCTTGCTTGTCTCTGACACAAGGTTGCCTTGCGAGTCACGCTTGAATGATCGGTTTTTAGCCGCTGATTGGATGCGTAACCCATTCTTGTTTGAACCGCCTTTGTCAAGGGCAACCACATGCGCTACGTCTTTGCCTTCGCGTCTGTCCGCTTTGCCGTTGCCGTTAGCGTCTGTTCCTGTCTTGTCAATAGAGCGACGTCCGCGCTGGCGTTCCATGCGACGCTCGTGTTCACCACGGGCTTTCTGTTGCTCATACTCTTTAGCATAGGGTCTAGGTTTGTTTACGTAGGGCATATTCACCTTCTAACTTTGTGAAATTCGCAGGTGGTGACGGGACACCAACCGCATAGGGGGGTTCTGTTTGGATTCCAAACACCCGTCTCGAATGAGGTTTCTAACTGTATCAGAGCGGGTACAAACGCGCCCCATAGATCGTCAATCTGACTGCGTGTGTATTCTTCATCCATGAAGCTGTTATGCACTATGAATAGAAGCCCAGCCTTGATGCGTTTGACCTCGGGGAAGTGAGCAAAGGTCATGAGCGCCATCAGCTTTAATTGTTTTGGGTCAGGGTACTTGTTGCTACCTGTCTTGTAGTCAACTAGGTAGGCTGTCTCACCGTCCACGATCAGCAAGTCAACGATGCCACGCACATAGCGTTCGGGGTCATCAAAATCACAGGCTGTGCCGTCACGGTACAAGCCCATCTCATACTCAGGATAGCGCATGCCGTCGATCTCTAAGAGCGAGTCCAAGATAGGTTGGAAGTGCTGATAGTTCTTAGCGAGTGGTCGGCCTTGACCAACATAATCTTCGCAAGCCTTATGCACCTCAGTGCCGTAGGTCATCTGCTGTGTGACCTTCTTTTCATAGCGCTTCAGTACCTTGGTTTCGTGGTACTGCCGAGGGCAGTTGACATACTCTTTGAGAGCGGAGAACGACCAAGTAAAACTCATTTGATTTCTTTCAGACGTTCTTCTAAACGACGGATACGTTGGCGGTTGTAGTCCACAACGCTTGTTGCATACTCAAGTGCTTTCTCTGCGTCCATCTTGGAGATGTATGCCTCGCGCATTTCCTTGGCGATGATCTCTTCAAGCGTGCGTGGGCGCAACATGTCTTTGATGAAAGCAATAATTGTTTCTCGTTTAGTCATGCGTTCTTCTCCTTGAGTTTCTGGTCTGTTTTGTTTATGGCATCACGAATTGAATGCGCTGACAAAACAATTTCTTCTTGTTCTTCATATGTCAACCCTACCCATGTGCGTGGCATTGATTGATAAAGTAAGTCACGGAAAAAATCTATTGGTAATGACACTTCTTCTGCGCCTTCAGACCTCTGTAAATGGGACATAAGAATTTCTTTTGGTACTAAGTTCATAAAGTCACCCCTATTGCAAGGCCAAGCCATGCCAGTTCAATCCAAAATTTACCTTCAATACTGAACGCTATGGTGGGCAATACAAAAACGACACTACTGTTTAATCGTGTGTATACATTCATGTGTTCTTCTCCTTTAATGCTTGTTCAATCGCTTTAGCAAATGCAAAACGATTTTCAGTCTCGGAGGGCGTTGTAAGCCACAATTTATACCGCTCATCTTCCGTCAACCCAACCCAAGGTTTCTTGTAGTCTTGGATGTCATCGTCATCTTCAATCATTCCTTCATACTCCTTATGAGCGTCATGAAACTGTGAACTGTGTCCACACCGAATGCGATGGCAAGGCTTTCTATTTCTTTAGTGACTTCGTCTAGCACATCGTTACGCTTGACGTGTGTCTTCTCCATTTCAGCAATTTTGATAGACAGACCTTGTACCAACTCAGTCAGCACATTGATCTCTGCCATCAGGCGTTCTTTGGTTGTGCCATACGCATCTTGGTATAGCCCAAGGCGTTCGTTCTCGTCGTGCAGGGCTTGCAGGACTGCTTCCTTGCGTTGTTTGGCTTGCCGTTCAATGTCGTTGAATGCTTCGTCTTCGGGTGTCATTTCATTACTCCACTTTGTTTCATACTGTTTGCTAGCGCAACGTCGTGTCTTGCTTTGGCTTCTTTCAAGGCTTTAAGCACGTCTTCTAACTCTTCGATGGTGTACCAGCCTTCTAGCCAAAACTGCGCGTTACCCCATATCTCTGTGGATTCCATTTGTCAATTCCTTCTTTACTTATACTCTACCATATCACCATAGCTTTCGCCATAGTGTGCTTCACAAGTCACGGGTAAACCCCTAGCCCAATCGGGAGTCCATTTCATGCACTCGACGATATATGCAAGAGCGTTATTTAGCTCTTCCTCTTTAACCACGACAACTGCCGCGTCATGTACCGTGAGGGCGACCCGATATTTCTGCTGTATCTTGAGCATCTGTTGTCCGACCACTATCCTAGCCAACGCTTGAACTACGTTTTCAACTAGCGACCCGCCCCATAGAGACACGGGCCCCTTACGTGACTGATACTCGTATCGGGATTTAGATTCTTCAGTGTTGAGGTGGAGGTTGGGGTAACGAATCATTAACCCATTGGGTAACTTGATGCCGTCTTTTGTAACCATGACGCACCTGTGCTGACCATAGTAATACGCTTTGAGCCTGCCCCAGTCGGCAAGATCTTTGATCACATCGTCCCCTTCCCGCCACAGATCAATGATCTGATCGTTGGCTTGTCGGTATGTATTAACATATTCTTTAGCCTCGTCTTCGGTAACGACCGCGCCGGGGGGAGTTGTCTTGAGCGTGTGCTGAAGCTTTAACGCGCCAGTCCCATAACCAAGCCCCAGAATGCATGTCTTTCCAACGAAGCGTTCTACTGGGTTCGCTTTGGAGATTGGGCGATCATATATTTTGGTTGCAAAGAGTGAATAAACATCCTCTCCCTTTGCAAACTGCTCGACAACATCATTCTGCCCTGCCAACCATGCGAGGACACGCGCCTCGATTTGAGACGAGTCGCAGTTGATAACGAAGTGACCATCGGGCGCAACCACCGCGTTCTTGAGGGCTTTCTTCTTTTTATCTCTTGATGGAAGGTTCTGGAAGTTGACCTTGTCTGACCCTGCCCATCTGCCTGTGTGTGCCCCGTAGTATTTGAGCGGGATGGGTAGCTTACCCTTGTTACGCTTGCCAACGTCGATGAATCTCTCAATCCTTGACTCTTCAATGGTTGACTTAGTACCCAGTCGAACTGAACATAACTGTTGGATGAATAGATCTTCGTGTTCAGTGAGCGCCAAAAAGCCCTCATCGTTTTTAGCCAGTGCATATGTTTGTTTCCCTGTTGTTTTGCTTTCCTTCATCGGTGCAGTGATGCCATGCTCCAACAATAGTTCAGCGAATTGTTTGTTGCTTGCTAACTTCTTTCTGACCTGCTCTGCTGTCTCGCATTTGAGTTTCCCCATCAAGCCTTCCAGTAGTGCGTTCTTCTCTTCGCGTAGTTCCTCGCCACGTTCTTGTAGAAGCGCATCGTCCACATGGAACACGGGCTCGGTGAACATGCGCAATGTCATGTCGATCAGCGAATATTCGTCTTCAGGAAACGCGCTCGACATTACTTGGAAAAGCTTAAATGTGAGTGACACATCGTTCTTACAGTATTCACCGTAGCGTGCTAACTCATCCCTAGTGAAGTCGAGTCGTTGTTTGCCTTCAGCCATTACAACCTCATCTCCTTTGACACCAAGATGGTAGCGCTCGGCTAACTTGGCAAGCGAACCGCCTACCTCCACGCCATGCACGGCACGCGCCATGCAAAGTGTGTCAAGTAATATCGAAGGCTTGATTCCAAAATGCCAACTAAGAATACATCCATCGAAGATCGTGTTGTGACATAGAAGCGCAGATCCCGGGATATCTAAGCGCTCGAGGTAACCTAAAATTTCCTTACGCGAGCCCGAGAACCACTCCGCTGCGCCATCGTCTATCTGAACGCCCACGCCTATGACTTCAAAACGCTTGTCCCGAACATACTCTTCTGTGGTTTGGTGCTTGAACCCAAGTTTGATCTTGGAGTCGTAGTAGGTCTCGAAGTCGAGAGTAATTAGTTTCACTCTTCTCTCGCTTTCATCATTGCGTCTGCCATTGCGTAGCATGATTCAGCAATTTCATCTGATGGAGGTTTATCACCTTTAGAAAATACGATGCCCATCTCTACACTTGACATGACTCCCTGCAATACCTTACTCGCAAAGTAATCACGCAAGGTCATGCCTCGATGAGACAAAAAATTCTCGTGCGGAAATGCTGATATATTTTTCATAGTGGTGCGTCCTCGTATTGTTCTTTTTGTTTCTTAGTAGATGCGCGCATTACTTTTTCTAACACGCGGGGGTCTACGCGTTTGAATGGATTCCAATCGTTTGCGGATATTTTCAAGATGAGTTCTGCGTTCGTAGTCAATCGCTTCTTGCGGGATGACGAGTTCTTGGGTTGTAAATCGGTGTTCGTTTGCACACTCTCTCCTTCGTGTTTGCCCGAATGTGGGCGATTGTCTTGTCTCTTTAATTAGTGTCCATGCACCACAAGTGGGGCACTTCATCGTCTGCCTAACCGTGCGCCACGCCCAGTTCCCTTGGTAACGCCCCAATCGGTTGCTTGATTTCTAACTGATCGTTGCAAAGAACTCATAGCCATGCGTTTTCTGTTAGTAGAGGTTCGATTCCTCTCGTTGTTCATTTCCCTGTCAGGGTTAGTGGCTTGCTCAGTTGTTGTGTATTTAGATGTTTGCAGTTTTTTTAAAAGTGCTATGTCATGCTCGGGTGAGTAATCCCATAGCCGTCTGCTTATCTTCTCTAAATACTGTGCTACATATGCACGGGCGGGTATCTTCCAAGGAACATTCTCTCTAGGTGTGCGCAACAAAGGTTCTTCTCTGTCGAACACAAATCGCCCTGTTACGCTCGTGAACATCCTGTATGCATCCCCAAGTTTGCCGTCATTGCGCCATGTCTTTATAAGACACGCATCCCAATACTCTTGGTCGGTGCTCATTCAAACGCCCTCGCTTGCGCAGGGTTGTATGCGGTGGTTGATATAGTGCCATTACCTATCGAAGTGCTAAACAAGTTTCTTGGGTCAGTGAGTCCTGTCGCGTAGCGATCTTTGGCTTTATAGCGAATAGTATTTTCAGCACTACCCAATGGTTCACGCTCGCCTGCTAGTGTTGCAAGAACCTCTCCATTGAAGTTCTCGATCTTTGCTCGTTTAAATGCGTCTCTAAGAGCCTGCAAATCCTCATCGGGTAGACACTCGTTTGCCATGTTCATAACCCGACTCCACTTAGTAAGTGCGCCCTCAACAAACTCTTCGGGGTGAGACGCCATGCGTGCGAGCAAAATTTCTGTTCCTGTTTCCATCACACTTCCCCTTCCATATTTTGAAAGTATTGGTTAATAGGTTCTTGGTTGTTGAAAGAGATCAGGACATTCTCGCAACGCTGTCTCGTCGCTTTGTGTTCCTTTCCTATATGGAAAGGTGAGTTTCCATCGTGATAGAACCACGCTTGCCCTACATACCGTATCCGTGTGTCACGGCTCAACGGCACTGGGTAATCATTAACCGATGCTCGAGTAAGCATGGGTTGGTATTTGCGGTTGTATAAAGTTTCTCGCCCATCAGCACCGACATAAACGCCATAGGGTAATCTCTCACGCAATTCTTCTTGCTTCTTTTGACTAAGCATTTTTAAACTCCTAAATTAAGGGAACTGGTATCTATCTAGCGTCCCACCCAAGGATGGAAGGCTAGATAGAAGGTTGAGGGAAAGGGATTACTTGGCTAACTTAGCGATCTCACGATTGAGATACCAACGCGCCTTGCATAAATCTTCGTGCTTGTCGCCCTTGTGATCGGCTCGTGTAATGTATTTCACAACATTGCCCAAGTTGTATCCCAACGACTTCGCTTCGATAAAGTCAATAGTCTCAATACCACCTGCCGTGTAGTGGGGCGGATGGTTGACCATATCGGTGTGATGCACCTCTATGATGCGTTGCTCTTCTTTACCCTCGCCTACTTTATAGGCTCGTATTAGTTCGGCTACGGATTTATTAGTGGTCAGTGCTTCTACTGAAACATTCCCCTGCATGCGTGCCTTCTGTTTCCACACGGCATCTTTGCCACGACCAACTTTGTGTAGGCGTAACTTCTTGCGTGCGTTATACATTAGGTTGTGTGCGGAGTCCATCGCCACCCCGATCTCTTTTGATAATTCATTCGCTGATAAATTAAAGTTTTTAGCCACGAGTTTTATTGACTTGGCTTGGTTGCTGTTCGATCTAATCATGTGCCTTCTCCTTCTTGATACGGCTTTTTACGGATACGATTCCCTTTAGTTGTAGGTCTCGTGCTTCTTGCATAGCATCTGCGAGTTCATATGCTAGGGATGGAATAGTGGGCGGATGTTCTCCTTTCATGAGTAGCCCAATCATTGCAAACCCCGCATGTAGATCTCGCAGATTGCTACGATCTTCTTCATCGGTCATTACAGTCCTTTCAATAAAGAATCTAACTCGTCATAGTTATCTTCGTTAACTACAAGTGTGTGTCCCCCTCGCCCACGAATATTCTTCATGTGGTCGAGTTGTAGTGCAGTTGGTTTGTTGTCGCCTGACTTTGCTTCAATACCAATAAACTTTCCCTTATGGCATACAACAAAATCAGGCACACCCATGCAACCAAACCCAGTGCCGATAGGCATGGTGAAGTAGGCATCATGTGCCTTAAGAATCTTTTTGATCTTGTCCTTGACCTTGCCTTCGGGTGTCATTCGTCATCCTTACTCAACATAAAGATTGCTACGCCAACAATCACTACGATCGCCCCGCCCATGACCATTAGCATCACTGCCCACGCAATAGTTTCAAGCATTTTCTTTCTCCTTAGTTAGAGTCCCACCCTTCAGTGAGTTTAAAGTTAAGCGATCTATCACCAAGCAAAACCATGTATCAGATACACGCCAACCCACCAACGCAAGTTCGGGCATGCTGACGCTATACACATCTAATTTCTGTAGCCTATGCTCGGGTATGAGATTGGGTTGTGGTGACGCAAGAATCATTGCCATCTTTGATTTCAATACATCAGGCAATGTCTTTTCATCGTAGTGGCGCACGAGGTCATCAGATACATACACGCTGTATTTGTTCTCAAACTTGTGCAAAGGAACTCTGATGAGATTCCAGTCCTTCGGATGCACGACAGGGCTCATGTGTCCTAGCATGGTGTCACCATCCATGCGTGATCGTAAATAGTTGGGCGAGAGTTGTAGAAGAACACCGCATCGAGGTTCGGGTCATACCCATCCATGATAGGTATGAAGCCTTGCCTGCTATGGTTAGAGTTCTCATAGGCTAACTTGGTCATAGTCATTACTGGAATGAACTCTGCCACTTGCTCGAAACTACCATAGCGTTTGAACGGCTCGACTGTTTCATAACATAATTTACTTGCATCTGAACTCACTGTTGTTAACTTGAATTTACCGATGAGGTAGTGATCGTTCACATCAACACCAATCATGTAGAAAGGGTTAGTAAAGAACCGATTACTCTCTTCGATCTTTGTTTTCTTGATTTTATCTGCTTCCTCGAATTTGTCAAGTATTATTTGACATTTATTTTGGTCTACTTGCACCCATTCGCTATTAGGACTTTTACCTAGTGCCATCAACATCAATGCATGAACTTCATTACCAGTCAACCCATGATCTTTGTTGTGGTTACCCAAGTCTGTGCGCAATCTACTTACTGCATCGGTGAGTCTGCGCACATAGGTATGAGTTGTTTTCTCAACAGCAGGCACTGCTTCCATGCGCTTGAGTGTTGCCATGAGTGAAGAGATTTTTACACTACCAACAGTCTCTCTGTCTGATGCACTGCTACCTCGTTGTTTCCTATACCAAGGCGAGCGGTATTTGTATTGAGTTTCATCGTGGTCATACCACACATGGCTCACAGCAAAGCCATTAGGGTGACACATCATGTAGCCGTCACCTTGCGACTTCTGATAGACCTTTAGACCATAGGTAAATTGCAACTCACGCACCAGTGGGAAGATCTTTGAGGCTTTCAACTCCTCGTAAGTCTGCTCACTACCAAATCCTTCAACAAAGTATTTCTCTAATGACATATCAATCTCCCAGTTGTGGTTCTCTAACTTTAATGATGACCGCATAATCAAGTAACTTGATCTGTTTGATCGTCTCCTTTGTGAGCGTTACTGTCCCTGCAATTCGTGCAAAGATACACGCCTTCTCGCACACAGGGTAAAACTTTGTTACCCCATACACATCTCTCATCTCTACTTCTATGGCATTTAGACTCATGTTGATTGCTCCACTTGTTGACCATTGACCATTACTTTCACACCCCAATCGCATGCGGGGTAACGCTTGCCCCCCACGCACGACACCTCCTTGAGAATCGCAGGGTTTTGTTTATAAATCTCTCTAGCGATCTTGCGCTTAGTAGCCATGAAGATGTTCTCAGGTGTGTCATCAGTATGGTTGTTCATGCCATATCTCATGCGATACCCTACATGTCTGACATCATGCGCAAGAGTAAACAACAGCAATGCATCCAATGGCGCATCGTCTATTAGTTTCTCAGCGTGTTCCATGCATTCTTTATTCATATTTTTCTTGTGTTCGCCCTCACCGTAGAGACCGTCAACAATCTCAATACAAGTGTTGTTGATTGAGTTCAAATCCATAGCCTTGAGCATCACCTCAGAAACTTTGAACATATGCTCATACTTTGACAAGACACCCTTTCCAGACTTGCGATCGATATGATGTATGACTACCTCATATGGTGTTACTGCTTCCATCGTGTCGCAGTTGACACGCATGCCTTTCCATATCGCATGGAACACAGCGTGTTCATCAGTATGGTTGTTCATGCCAAATACCATCCCACCTCTGCGTGAGTCCGTAGAGAAGTAGCCCGCACTGTTCTGAGATAGAAAGCAACGATCGCCTTGGTAGTAGCGTGACTTAGTGAACTCAAACGAGTTGTCAGGGCGCACAGTGCCAATGATGTTGTGACCTCTGTCTCGTCTATAGTATTCAAACTGTTTGGGCAGTTCGACATAGTGACCTTTATCGTTGTAGGTATGCTTTACCCACTTGAACACATAGGTTTGCGCGCGCTGTGTGCCAGTCGCTTTTCTGAACTTTCTGTGTTCGAGTTTCAGTCGTATGTATTCGAGCCTATCAATCTCAGTTGAGTGCCATGTCTCTCCATACACGATGTCGAATACTGTGTAACCATCTTCGTCTCGTCTGAGAAAGTATTTGCCGTTCTGCTTGCGGTTACCGATAGGAAACCTATTTACGTTCCCACGGAAGGATGGGACTGTATTTGTGATCTCAAGCAGTCGCTTGTAGTTAAATGCTTTCATTTCTTTCTCCTGTTTAAACGTGTAACTGTTTCTTTGAAGTATTGAATAGCGTCGGCTTGATGTTTCCATGTTTCACCGCCATTGTCATCACCATAAACATGGGCGTAGTAATGATTACTTCCCACTTCTAGCATTCCCTTGCTTTTTATCTTTGGGAAATCAAAGTGGTAGTGTTGACACCACAGTAAATCCGATTCAGATTCGGGATGCTCCAATGCCCACTCAACTTTCGTCAGCACCGCCATACCCTTGGGCAAGCGGTCAACAATGCTTTGTGCAAACTCCTTGTCGGGTTCAACATCGGGTGGTGTGTTTCTGAATTGCTCAAACAAAACTTGCGCCTTGTCTTCGCCATGCTCTTCAATCAAGTCATCTAAATCTACATAAGGTGTAGTAAGTATTGATATATTCATTTTTTCCCTTTCATTTCATCAAGACAAGTTAATACATCCCGCCATAGGCGGGGGCTTTGTGTGTTGTTAGCAAGTTTCTCTGTGCAGAAGAAATATGCACGATCGCCCATCTCTACTGTTAGTTCAATCGCTATCTCTCTAGACATTCGGTGTCTAGATATATCAGTGATATTTCTGTTACTAGCCATTTCCCTAAATTGAATTGCTGTTTCGTTAATCATCGCCAAACACCACCATCTTGCCGACAGGAGGCTCGAAGTTTTTGTTGCGTGTGATCATCCACATCGTTGGGCTAGAGATATTCCATTGGATGTCATGCTCTAGGTATCCATCGGTGAACACCAATACACACTCGGCATTTAGTTTCTCTTTGTTGATGTAGTCATTCACACAGGTGACGGTAGTCCCGCCACCGCCTAATGGTTTCAACAATGATGCGATGTTTTGATACTCGGCTTGGTTGAACACTTGCTCACCATGAACTTGGGTATCCCACCACAACACACGAACACGCTCGGGTTGGGCGATGTCGCAGATAGAGACCAGTTCTGTAGCGAACTCAGTTATCTCCTCACTACCAATAGAACCCGATGTGTCGATGGCAACGATAACCTCGCCTATCGTTTCATTCTCTACACTTGGTAAGAGAATGTCGTTAGCCAAATGACGCTTGTTCAACTTGCGCCATGTGAACTCATCCTTACCTTGGATTGATGATGTAACGAAGTCACGCAACGCTTCACGCCAATCAATCTTGGGCTCGAGTAGATCGCTGATTGATCTAGGAATCTTTGCACCCATGCGACCCGCAAGCATGCCACCCTCACGCAACGCACGATCAATGTTGTCATTGATCTCCTTGACTTGCTCATGTGTGAGTTCACCACCGAAGTCATGTTCGTCTGCGTTAGAAAGGTCATACTCCTTGCCGTTGACTTCAACCGACTCCCACTCACCATCACCATCATCCTTATCTTGCTTCCCACCCGACTGTGGGTCATTACATTGCTCATTACCTTTCTGTGGCTGTGGCTTAGGCTTCGGCTTAGCGTGCTTCTTCAGATAGTTAAACACCTCACGCATCGACCAGTTGTGGAACATCTCGTC